GCCTTAACTGGCTAGACCTAGGTAAAATGTTATTGATAGCACTTATCACATTTTTACTGAACTGGCTACAAATCGAGTTCGTGCCTTTGCTTAATGTTTCGCCTGAAACAAGAACTCTTATAAGTGGAGCAATAGCTTATTTAGCTAAAAACTTTTTTACTAAACCGAGCGAGTAAAAAACTAATTCCCTCTTAAATTTGAGAGGGAATTTTTTATTATATTTGAAAGAAAAAATCACTATGACAATATTAGAAGTTTTAAAAAGTATCGGCATCGAAGTCCCTCTTTTTATAGGCGGATCGGCTGGAGCGGTTACTTTTTTAACAAAACCGAATAAAATGACTTATTTTCAACAATTTTTAAAAGTGCTGGGCGGTGGACTTTCCGCAAATTACTTAACGCCACTGGTTTTGAAGCTTCTTTTTTTAAGCCAAGAATTTCAATACGGAGTTTGTTTTTTGGTTGGGTATTCGGGACTGAAATTTGTCGAGGTTATAATTAATTATTTTTATAATAAATTAAAAAAATAAAATGGCATTACCAATTCCAAATTTTATAGACCGAGACGCAACGACAATCATTAATGAAATGGTTGCTGATTACGAAGCACGAACAGGACGAGCGTTAGAGCCAGCACAGGTTGAAACGCTCTTGATTAATGCGTTCGCATATCGTGAATTACTTCTTCGAAATCAGATTCAGGACGCAAGCCTTCAAAATCTTGTAGATTATGCTCGTTTCCCGATGCTGGACAATTTGGGCGTTTTGGTTGGCGTAACTCGTTTGCCTGCCGCCTTTTCTCAAACAACGTTGTTGTTGACGCTTGTGTCTGGTCACGGTGACGTTGTTATTCCTGCTGGTTTACGTGTAAGTTCTACCGATGGAAGGGCAGTTTTCGAACTTGTGGAAGACACCGCTGTTTTAACAGGAGTTGACACGGTTTCAGCCACTTTTATAGCGCAAACGGCTGGTAAATTATCCAACGATTACGCTATTGGAACGGTTTCGGTAATTTTAGACCCACAACCTTATTTGGCCACGGCATCAAATACCGATGTTACCACAGGCGGTTCAGATGAAGAAGTTGACGAACAATTGCGAGATCGTATAAAATTGGCTCCAAGCGCATTTTCGAACGCAGGAAGTTACAAGGCTTACGAATTTTGGGCGAAATCAACTTCTCCCTTGATTATAGATGTAGCGGTTACAAATCCAGTTCCAGGCACTGTTCAGATATTTCCATTGATGGCGAATCTGGCAACCACACCACCTGAAATTTTAGACGCAGTCGAAGCGGTTTTAACTGCTGACAGGATTAGACCCTTGACGGATACGGTTGTGGTTACTTCTCCAACGGCTACAAACACGGTTATTACGGTCGGATTGATCCTTTACGAAGGAGCTGTTCAAAGTGATATTTTACCAGTTGTAATCGCTAATTTAGAGGCATTTCGTGACGGTCGTAGAAAATTGTTAGGGCAAGATATTGTAATTGACCAAATCAAGGCATTGTGTATGATTGACGGTGTTTATAAGGCAAATGTAACCGTGCCTGCAACTGATTTAGTGATAACTGAAACGCAATTCGCAAACATAACAAGTATTAACGTGACCGTAACAGGTACTAATGTTGGATAATTATGAGTAAAAAAATAGAAGATTTCGGAAAAGTAGTAGAAAATTGTCAGTCTGTTTATAATTATGAATTTAAAATTACTGATGGTTTTTCTGGAAAAATGGAAGATACAATGGAATTAATGGCTATCTGTAAAAAAGAAGCCGAGGGATATTCTGTTGTTAAAAAAATGAATACTGATATAAATTTATTTCATTTAATATTATCAAAATAATAAATGAGTCAAACTAACGAAAATATTTTAGCCGATTCTATTGCAGGCGTTCCGCATTTAGCAGCGTTCGATGCTATGGTGGCGGCACGTATGAATTCTATTGAATTGGAAGCTCTTTTGGTTTATGTAATCGATTCAGTTTCGGCAAGTGCGCTACCTGTATTGGCACGTCAATTTGACGTAGAGGGATTCGTTGGTTATGGCGTAGCCACAAACGATGCTCAACGTAGAGAGATCATAAAACGAGCTATTGAGTTAAAACGCTATATGGGTACTGTTTATGCTATTCGTGAAGCAATGCGTATTTGCGGCTATACTGACGCTATTTTGAACGAAGGAATTGATATGGGTAATCCTGCAATTGATTGGGCAAGATTCTCTATTGATTCTCAACTAGGCGACACAGTAGGTTTGGACGGGGTTTCACAATCGAATTTAGCAAAACTAATTCGTGAATATAAAAATGTTCGTTCGTACCTTGAAGGAATTTCATATACAATTGGTATCTTTGACACCATTGACCAATTATTTGATGAGTTGAACATAATTTATGAATCGCCTCCATTGTCGGAAGATTTGGGTCATAAACGGTTTTATTATGACGGTGTTTATAATTACGATGGAAGTCAAAAATATCTTGAATCTAACGATTCGTTAATAATTAATATAGTATAATCCTATGGAAAAATTACAGATAAAAGGTGTTTTTTACCTTGAAAAAATTTCTGCTAAAACAGGCGAAATTTTAGAGGTTTACACCGATAATAATTTAGTTGTGAACGGTGGGCGTACTGCTGTTACTGTATTGTTAGGGGCAGGAACTTCTGGAAAGCAATTGACTCAAATAGCATTCGGAACAAACGGAACAGCTCCAGTTGGAGCGGATACAGCAATTACTGGAGCATTCACAAAGGCACTCGGAGCAGTTTCGTACCCTACAATTTCAAGCGTTAAATTTGATTGGACTTTAGGAGCTTTAGAAGGAAACGGTTTAGGAATTCGTGAAGTTGGTATCTTGTGTACAGACAATACTCTTTTTGCCCGAAAAACACGTGCCTTGATTGATAAGAATTCAGATATTATTTTAAACGGAAGTTGGACAATTTCATTTTAATACTTAAGAAATGAGTAACGTAACAGAAACATCACAATGGGTAGCAGGGATTTACCAAATTGAAACAACCGATCCTGTTGAAGGCGGCGCAATGGGTGTTTCAAACCGACAAGCTACGGAATTAGGCGATAGGACTAAATTTTTGTATGACCAATTAATTCCGATAAATAAGGGATATGTGACAGGGTTGGATATATCAGCAGGCGGAGGAATTTCACTAACTACCGTAGGATTTACATCGGCTGTCACGTTCACTTCAGGAACGATGGGTGACGAAACTTTTGTTTTAGTGACTATGGCAAACGCTATGCCTGATACAGATTATCGAGTTGAATTTACCGTGGAAGCACTAGGAACCCTAAATACGTCAAACGACTATATGGGACTATGCTTTAAAAGAGTGTCAACTACACAGTTTCAATTCGCAATTAAAGAATCTTCTGCAGCAGTAAACAACTTAAAAATTCATTTGAAGGTACTTAAAAATTATTACTAATGGCAAAAATAGAAAAATTATCGCCGATCGTGGCGAAGTGGGAAGCTGGGTTTGTGAACGACAAGACAGATAAAGGCGGTGCGACTAATATGGGAATTACCATAGGAACGTGGCGACAAATTGGATATGATAAAGACGGCGATGGAGATATTGACGTACAAGATATTAGGTTACTTGACGAACGGGATTTTGCTTGTGTTTTAAAAATTTACTGGAACCGTTGGCAAGCAAACAGGATTATAAATCAATCGGTAGCTAATTTATTAGTTGATTGGGTTTTTACTTCTGGAAAGTGGGGCGTCGTAATTCCTCAACGAATTTTGAAAATTGAACCCGATGGAATTGTAGGCAATCAAACAATTATTGCCGTCAATTTGGTTGACCAGAAGAAATTCTTTGACGCTGTTTTTGAAGCTCGTAAAAAATTTTTTAACGACATTGTGAAAAATAACCCTTCGCAGAAACGATTTATTAAGGGATGGTTAAACCGCCTTAATGATTTCAAATTTTCAGAAACCGATATTTAGTATCGGTTTTTTTTATTCCAATATAAACGCAAAAAACACGCCCGAAAGCGTGTTTAATGACCAAAAAAATATCCAAAACTTATCGGTTGTAAATATAAGGAATTATTTTTACAGATTCAGATTTTTAATTAAAAATCATCTTCTTCCTTGGAAGCTTCGGCAACAACGGTTTCAGGAACCACGATTTCGGGATCGACAACTTCGAAATTTTCATAAACAACGGCTTCAGGTTGTTTTTCGGCAACGGTGTTGTTTAATTTTTCGATTACCGAATTATTTGAAGGCATTTCAGTATATCCAACATCCTGTACTTCATCTTGTGACTGCATCCCCATAAGCACGTCAGGACAATGCAAACGACCAAAAAAAGCGGCTGCACGGTACTGTAACATCAGTTCTGGCATAGTTTTCCATTTAGAACCTGATTTACTCATCCATCCTTCGGCTGTTGCCATTGCAATTGAGCATTCAGGGCCTTCAATTAACGTACCGTCTTGACGTTTTGTGAATGCTCGGCAGGATTGTTTATCCTTCGAAACATTGAACTGCAACGGGTCTAAAAATCGACCGCAGGAATTGATTAATGCGATAATAAAACTCGATCCCCAACTCGGTTTACCGTGGATTACGTTCATATTTTGCATAACCATAAGTGGCGACATTCCAACACGGTTGGACATTTCCAAAGCAACAACACAGTTTGGCAAATTGCCTTGGTAAGCTGTTGGAACCATTGTAGATTTAGCCAACAATCCTGCCATACGCTGGGCGTGTTCAAATGATTGTGAAGAGTCAAATACTGATACTTGATGAGTTGTTTGCAAACTCGGTAAATTATTTTCCATTGATAAGTTTTTTAAATTATTGATTATTTATTGTATTTTTCGTCCCACTCCTTGATTTGCTCAGGAGTTTTCAGCCATTGTAGGCAAGGTCTTTTTATAGGCATAGCTATAGACGAAACCAAACCAATCATTTCATCATAACACAAGCCAACGGCTGTTTTACCTTCAAATAAAACATCAAACATCATTGTTTTTTGTTCTGTGTCATCGAAATTTTTTTCGATATGTGACTTAACAATTATTTCGCTGTCCATGGCTAAAATGGCATATCGTCTTCTTCTTCGAAACCAGTTGCGGCTGGTGCTGTGTTTACGGCTGGTGCTGACTGCGCAACAGGTGCAGGACTTGCCACGTGTGTAGGTTGTACACTTGCAATTCTCCAACCTTGAATGGTGTTGAAATAAACCGTTTCACCTTGTGGATTTACCCACTCACGTCCTCGCAAATTAATATCGATGTTTACTTTTTCACCAACTTTGAAGTTATTGAGCAAATTACATTTGTCCTGGACAAATTGCACCAAAATATGTTGTGGATATTGTTCGTCTGTTGTGACAACGCAATCCCGTTTTTGAAATCCTGAACTGCCAACATCTTTGGTTGTGTCAATCATTCTTAATTTTCCTGCTACTTCCATAATTATGTGCGTTGGTCGCCACCGTTAATTAATATTTATTTTTAAAAAATAACCGCTCTTGCACCCGTCCGTTTAAACGTTTTTTGGACTCGAACCAAAACACAGAGCCTTTACCATAATCTCGGTCAGCGAGCGGAATCGAACCGCATTACTCTTTATTACCTATTAAACGCCCATTCGGGCAATGATACTTCGCTTATTTTTTCGTCGTAACCTTTCCAAATGCCAGTTTCAAGGCATTCAACATACGTTTCGCAATTTCTTATGTAGGTATCTCTCCCTAACTGCATACTTCGTGCATCGAGATAATGAATTCCGATTTTGAACGGTTCCGTTTTTTCGATATTTACGAAAACGAACCCTGCTTTATCCTGTCCAACCGTTTCAAGACCGTCAAGGTAAAACGGTGCTTGCTTGTGGTAATTGTATTCCAAAACCGATTTTATAAAACCTCTTTGAGTTGCATCTTCTGTTGTTTTTAAGTCTACAATTAATCCAGAGTTACTATCCAGCCAATCGGGGCGTATTTTGCAATTTGCACCCGTATTTTGTTCCTGAAATTTGAAAGTTTGTTCGGCCAAACCGTTTTCGAATAATAATTTCGCCGTTGGATGTTTGAAAATAGCATCACGCATACGTCTCACGTTGTCGAAATCTTCGGCATCGATTAAAACTTGATTGTTGAGCTGACACATTTCGGTTAAATTCTGAAATTCTGCCTTACCTATATTTGTCCGTTTGTTTATTGAAGGCATCACAACGTAAGTCTTGTCGAAGTCGTGTTTTTCCAAAACAGCCGAATGAACAGCCGTTCCGAAAAGCATTGCGGATGTTGGCGGTTTTATTTCTCGATCAGGGCGTAAATAATGCCACCAATAATCCAATGGACTGGACTCGATTTTGTCTAAACCCGATTTCGAAATGCTCGAAGTGTCGGAGTGGTATTCTTGGTTAGTCATTTTGATAAATTTTTGATACTGCAAATCTAAATTAAACTTTTCGAATAAAAAAACTTTTTTAATTAAATTTAATTATTATATTTGCATTTATAATTTAATACGTAAAAAATGAAGACAAAAAAACAAATTGACATCATTCGTGAAAAATGCGAAAAATCAGGGTTAAATATTTATGATGTTTTTCGAGAAGCCAAAGTACCTGTGGTAACAATATCAAACTGGAATCGCAAAGAACCTGATGCGTTTACAACGGTTTCCGAAATTGATTTGGCGATTGAGAGGTTAACTGCTAAAAAACAAGAAACAGCCGAACCGGAAAAATCTATGGAACCAGCCGAAAAATAATCCCTATGCTCCAACTCAGAACTTATCAAACCAAAGCAGTTGCAGATATTAGGGGTTGTTTCAGAAATTCGATAAATTCTACTTTACTTGTGCTTCCAACAGGCGGGGGAAAAACTGTTATATTTACCTATATTTCGCAACAAACAGCCTTTAAAAACAAACGAGTGCTTATATTGGTGCATCGGGTGGAATTATTACGCCAAACATCAAATGCCCTTCTTAAATTCGATGTGCAACATGGTATGATAAATCCCGCTTATACGCCTAATTTTAATAATTTTGTGCAAGTTGCCAGCGTGCAAACGATAATTAAACGTCTTGGGTATTTCGCCACGATGAACTGGATTCCTGATGTTATAATTGTAGATGAAGCGCACCACGCCACGGCTGGAAGTTGGCGAAAAGTAATTGAAAATTTCCCAAAATCAAAAGTCATAGGCGTAACCGCCACCCCTATTCGTTCAGACGGTCAAGGACTGGGAAGAAATTGCGGTGGTATTTTCGATGAATTAATTGAAGGACCTACAATGGCGTGGCTAATGGATGAAGGATTTTTAGTAAGACCCCGTATTTTCGGAACCCCAGAAGCCTTGGATTTGTCAGGCGTAAAAAACTCGATGGGGGATTATGCTAAAAACGACCTTTCAAATTTGGTTGACAAACCGAAAATTATTGGATCGGCTGTTGACCATTATCGTAAATTATGTGCAAAAACACCCGCCATAGTATTTTGTGTTTCGATTGCACACGCTGAACACACCGCACAGGAATTCAGGAATGCAGGATTTAGATTTTATTCTATTGACGGCAACACCGAAGATGATTTACGTAAAAAACTCATTGATGGACTAACCAATGGAGATATTGACGGTTTGACGTCCTGTGACCTAATTGGCGAAGGAACCGACATTCCAAGGGCAACCACAGCAATAGAATTAAGACCAACCCAAAGCAAGGGATTGAATTTTCAACAACGAGGCAGGGTATTACGTCCTGTTTATGCAGCTGGATTTGATTTAGAAACAAAAGAAGGTCGTTTGGCAGCGATTGCGGCAAGTGAAAAACCGTATGCGTTTATTTTGGATCACGTAGGCAACACAGAACGCCACGGCTTGCCATACGACATACAGGAATGGAGCTTGGATGGTGAAACGAAAAAACGAGGCAAGAAAAACCAAGAAGTTGCGGTCCGGGTTGATATGTGCGAAAGTTGTTTTGCGGTTTACGAACCTGCTCCAGTTTGTCCAATGTGTGGACACGTCAATAAAAAACGTGATGCGACACCTAAACAGGTTGAAGGCGATTTACAAGAAATTACAGCCGAAACGCTAATTCGTAAAGAAAGACGCAAGGAGCAGGGTAAAACTGAAACATTGGAAGATTTAAAAAAATTGGCAGCCGAAAGAGGTTATAAACCGGGTTGGGCAAATGCAATTTTTACTTCACGTGAAAAGAAAGCCGAAAAATTGGAAATGGAGCGTATTAGGATTGAAGAAGAACGTCTGGCGAAATTAGAGGAAAAACGCCTCCAAGAAATTCAATTTGAGGAAATACCAGCAGGGGAATTTGATGATGATTTGGATTTTTAAACCTATAAAAATATATTATGACACCAAACAATAAAGCAATAGATTTGATTAAAAAATTCGCTGATATAAATGATTTTAGCGAAAATGAAATTCTTGAAAACGCAAAAGGAAGAGTTTTTGTTTTAATAGAAGAAATGATTGTTGAATTATCTGATTTACCAACTATTAGATATAATGAACATAGGTTAGTATTTTGGAAAGAAGTAAGAAATCGTTTAGACTGCATTAACGAGCTTCCAGAAGAAACTTTCGTTTTTGATTAAAATATTTTAAATAAATAGCTTGTTAATCAAATTTAATGTTTATATTTGCGTATAACTTTTAAAGAAAAAATTATGTCACCAGAAGATTTTATACAAAAAGCAAAAAATAGTTCAGAAATTAGTGGTTTAATTCTTCGTGAATCAAAAGACACTTACTGGGATTATTATTATCAATTGGTTGGTTTTTTGAACGGGAAATACTTCGGAATTGTTTTGATGTCAAGAAACGGAAATGAAAAACTTTTGATTTCATCAGAAACCGAAGACGTAGAAAATTTTAAAAAATATTTTAATCTATAAAACTAAATAAAATGAAAACATTCAACAGAATATACGATTGGATTTCTAAAAAATTATTCGGAAACCAAAAAAACATTTTCCGCTACTAATGAAAAAAATTTCACAGGTAGCTAAAGAATCTGGCGTAACTTACGAAGTGGTTAGTGAGATAATACGAAAAGAGGGGTTTGTTTGTCAGAAACTAGGACACAGAACATTGACCAAAGAGCAAGAAGATTTAATTCATCAAATCTTGTATTTTGAAGGCAAAATTTCTGAAATAACTTTGGAAAGTAAAATGAATGTTCCTGAAATTCAAGAGCCTCTCGAAGATTTTAAAAAACGAACCTATAGCAGGCATAATTTTCACCCCTAAAAAACTTGAATTCAAGATTTCGGAAGCCAAACGCAAAGCAGGAAAAGAATGTTGCGCTTATAGTTGTAAATCGGCTCCAAATCAAAAGAAAGTCGGTTTGTGTCATAAACACTATGCAATTTATCGCAGGCAAAAAGACCCTGTTTATGACCGTTATGTAAACTTCAAAGGAAACGCTTTAAGGCGCAAAAAATCGTTTGAAATTACACTGGAACAATTTAGAGAATTCTGCGAAAAAACAGGGTATATTGTCAAAAAAGGAATGCGAGGCACAAGATGTTCGGTTGATAGAATCAGGAATTGGGAAGGCTATCACATCGACAACATTCAGTTGTTGACAATGAAAAAAAATTTAGAAAAATATAACACAACTGATAAAAATCACGAAGATTATACACCGTTTTAAAATTGGAAATTATGGCAAAGAAAATAATTATACAAATGACAGATGTAGAATTAACCGCTATTATAGACATAATCGATACGCTTAGTGCTATGTTAGGCACTGGCGACGAAGGTTTTGACGGAATGGACAAAACTATACGTAAAGTAGACAAGATGCTCCTTAAAAACGGATATAAACGAAAATATAACTAAATTATGAGCAATTCAAAAGAAACAAACCTAGTCCGAAAAATTATGCTCGAACTTGGAAAAAATCCAGCAATCAGGATATTTAGGAATAATTCGGGTAAATGTTGGATTGGAAAGTCAAAAATGTTTAACCAACCTACAACGGTAAAGGTACAAGCTGGCGATGTTCTGGTACAACAAGCCCGTTTTTTTGAAGCTGGTTTGTGCCCAGGTAGTTCAGACCTTATTGGTTTGAAGGCGATTAAAATTACTTCAGAAATGGTCGGGACCGAAATAGCCTGCTTTGTCGCAATTGAAGTGAAACTACCATCTGGACGTGTTCAGGAAAACCAAACCAATTTCCTTGGAATGGTTAATAAATTAGGCGGTAAGGGATTAATTGTTAGGGATGAAAATAATATACCTGTTTAATTATGGAAAGAATTTACCATCGTTACGAAAATTGGGAATGCTTCAAAGCTGGATTTTTTAGAAACGTTTCAGGCGAAGAAAAGCAACAACTCGAATTAAAGGTTGTTGAATTATTTTCAAATCCAGAAAAAACAGAATATTTTATGCGTAGAATTATTGCCGAATGGATCAATTCAAGTGAGCATAATTTGACTAACATTTCATTGAATCGTGTTGCGTGGCTTGGGCAAGCAGCGTGTTGTTTTTATGCAAAAATACCATATTCAATCACTATGAATAATTGGAGAAATGTTCCTGATGACTTCAAAATAATTGCCTGCAATATAGCTGAAAAAATAATCAAAGAATACGAACTTACAAAGCCTTAATTATGCCAAAAATATATTTTGACCAAAATGTTTACGATGCTGCGATTGACCGCGTCAAATTTACATTTGATAATTTCGAAAAAATTTATCTTTCGTTTTCAGCAGGAAAAGACAGTACAGTAATGCTACACATGGTGATGGATGAAGCTGTAAAAAGAAATGTAAAAATAGGCTTGATGATTGTTGATTTAGAAGGGCAATACAAACTTACTATTGATCATATGACCAAATGTATTGAGACGTACCAAGATCACATTGATTTGTATTGGGTATGCTTGCCTATTCATTTAAGAAATGCAGTTTCTGTTTTTAAGCCGTTTTGGAAATGCTGGGATTCAGAAGTTAAAAAAGACTGGATTCGTGAATTACCAAAACAATCAATTTCAGACCCTAAATTTTTTCCGTTCTTTCGTGATGGTATGGAGTTTGAGGAATTTGTTCCTGAATTTGGAGAATGGTATTCACAAGGAAAAACCTGTGCTTGTCTTGTAGGTATTCGAGCTGACGAAAGTCTTAACCGTTTCAGAACTATTGCGAGCGATAAAAAAATCAGGTTTCAAAACAAACAATACACCACCAAAATTACCGAAAATGTTTTTAATGTGTATCCGATTTACGACTGGAAAACCGAAGATATTTGGACGTACCATGGTAAAAATAAACATAAGCGTCACAATGAATTGTACGATATGATGCAAAAAGCTGGTTTATCAATTCATTTGCAAAGAATTTGCCAACCGTACGGAGATGATCAAAGAAGGGGTTTGTATTTATTTCATTTGATTGAACCAGAAACTTGGGCTAAAGTGGTTGCGAGGGTTGAAGGCGCAAATAGCGGAGCTTTATACGTTCAGGATACTGGAAATATTAATGGTTATGGTAAAATTACCAAACCAATGCATCACACTTGGAAATCATTTTCTGAATTGATTTTAAATACTCTTCCAGAAGTGACTGCTGAACATTACAAAAACAAAATTTACGTTTTTATTAAGTGGTGGGAAGAAAGGGGTTATTCAGATGGATTGCCAGACGAAGCGCCTTCAATTTTAGAGAGTGAACGTGTTGCTCCATCTTGGAGAAGAATATGCAAATCGTTGCTTCGAAATGATTACTGGTGCAAAGGACTTGGATTTACCCAACACAAAACAGAAGCCTACGAAAAATATTTGAAGCTAAAAAAACAACAAAGAGAAATATCAAAATTTAACATATAATGGAAAACTTAATTTTAGAACAATTCGACATAATACTGGAATCAATAAAAACGCTTGATATTGATTCAAAAATAAATGTAATGAATGCTATCAAGATCAAGATGCACGAAATAAGTCCGTTTAAATCGGAGCCAGTAGATTGTGTTTTATGGGTTAAAAACGATTCAGTACATGCCAACGATTATAACCCGAATAGCGTTGCACCTCCCGAAATGGAATTGTTGAGATTATCCATTGAATCGGACGGATACACACAGCCAATTGTTTCGATGCTGGAAAGTGATTTGATTACACGGGAAGTTATTGATGGATTCCACAGAAATAGAGTAGGTAAGGAGTGTGAAGAAATACAAAAACGTGTTCACGGATATTTACCAGTCGTTACGATTAATGAAGATCGCGCAAAAATAAATGACCGTGTAGCATCCACTATACGACACAACAGGGCAAGAGGTAAGCATAAGATTGATGCAATGAGTGATATTGTGATTGATCTAAAAAAACGCAATTGGAGTGATGCGAAAATATCTAAAAATTTAGGGATGGATGCCGATGAGGTCTTAAGGCTTTGTCAAATTGGAGGTTTAGCAGAATTGTTTTCAGATAAAGAATTTTCGAAATCTTGGGAAGCCGAAAATTACACGGATGAAGAAATCTGATAAAAATAATTTCCTGCTGTTAAATTAAATAACCTAAATTTACCGTCCTATCAAAACCAACCTATCAAATGAATATCCAAGAAATTAAACAAAACTATCGAATTGAGGAGGTAATTGGGCAACATATACATTTGAAAAAGCAAGGTCCGGAAATGGTTGGGAATTGTATTTTTCATTCTGACA